CTAGACGACCGTTTGCAGCTGCATTACTATATGTATATTCATCCCACGGACAGCCGTTCTCGTGGAGATATTTGAGACAATCTAGACGACCGTTTCTAGCGGCATATGCACATACATCTTTATCCCACGGGCAACCGTTCTCGTGAGCATATTTGAGACAATATAGACGACCGTTTGCAGCTGCATTACTACATGTATATTTATCCCACGGACAACCGTTCTCGTGGAGATATTTGAGACAATCTAGATGACCGTTTTCAGCAGCAGATGCACATGCATATTTATCCCACGGACAACCGTTCTCGTGGAGATATTTGAGACAATCTAGATGGCCGTTTATAGCGGCATTACTACATGTAGATTCATCCCATGGACATCCGTTCTCGTGAAGATATTTCAAACAGTCTAGACTACCGTTTTTAGCTGCAAACATACATGTATATTCACTCCATTCATAACCTCTACTATGGAGATATTTCAGACATTCTAGATCACTGTTTATAACTGTAGTATTCATTGTAACTTGTATTTATTCTAGTCTATTCTCATAAAAACCAAAAATCAAAATTTTTATAACATTGCGAATTGTACCCAAAGGGAAACCTTTGGGGACTTATGTTATTATGAACTGCCAATGATGGTTGATTAAGCATATTGATTAAACGTCATATATTTTTTCTATTTAGGAAAAATTGTATTTTTTATTAATTTTAGATTAAGAGTGCAGCTTTTACTTTACTACGATTATGTATACATGGACAACCGTTCTTGTGAGCATAGTCGAGACAATCTAGATGGCCGTTTTCAGCAGCATATTCACATGTATCTTCATTCCACGGACAACCGTTCTCATGAAGATATTTAAGACAATCTAGATGACCATATTGAGCTGCAACTTTACATGTATTTTCATCCCATGGAAAACTGTTCTCATGGAGATATTTCAGACACTCTAGATGACCATTACTAACGGCAAACATACATATATATTCACTCCATTTATAACCTCTACTATGGAGAGATTTCAGACATTTTAGATCACCGTTTATAGCTGCAGCATTCATTGTAACTTGTATTTATTCTAGTCTCTTATCATAAAAAACAAAAAATCAATTTTTTATAACAGTGCGACCTGTACCCAAAGGGAAACCTTTGGGGACTTATGTTATTGTGAACTGTCAATTATGGTTGATTAGGTAGCACCTTTGGTGCCGCCGACTTTGTCGGTAGCCGCTTCGCGGCCGGCGCCTAACGGGGCTATATTGATTAAACGTCATATATTTTTTCTATTTTAGGAAAAATTGTATTTCTTATTAATTTTAGATTAAGAGCACAGGGTTTACTTTACTACGACAATACGGGCAAGTTAAATCTGGATGTAGATATTCATCCCACGGACAACCGTTCTCATGAGCATAGTTGAGACAATCTAGATGACCGTTTTTGGCTGCAACCTTACATGTCTCTTCATCCCATGGACATCCGTTCTCGTGGAGATATTTCAGACAATCTAGATGACCATTTTCAGCTGCATTACTACATGTATCTTCATCCCATGGACATCCGTTCTCATGAAGATGTTTGAGACATTCTAGATGCCCTCTATTAGCAACAAGTCTAAATGTATAGTTATCCCACGGAAAACCTTTCTCATGGAGATATTTCAGACACTCTAGACGACCATATTTAGCTGCAGCCATACATGTTGACGCATTCAGTGGGCAACCGTTCTCATGGAGATATTTCAGACATTCTAGATGTCCGCTTGCAGCTGCATTATTACATGCATGTTCATCCCACGGACAGCCGTTTTCGTGGAGATATTTGAGACAATCTAGATGACCGTTTTTAGCTGCAACCTTATATGTATTTTCATCCCATGGAAAATTGTTCTCATGGAGATATTTCAGACACTCTAGATGGCCTTTAGTAACGACAAACATACATATATATTTGTCCCACGGACAACCGTTCTCATGAAGATATTTAAGACATTCTAGATGCCCTCTATAAGCAGCAAGTCTAAATGTATAGGCATCCCACGGACATCCGTTCTCGTGGAGATATTTGAGACAGTCTAGATGGCCGTTTTCAGCAGCAGAAGTACAGATGTGCGTATTGCAAACATATACCTGTGGAAACATTTCAGATCCAGATTTACAATCTTGACATATTTTGTTGAAATTATTCATTGTAACTTGTGTTTATTTTAGTCTACATTTTCTTTAACTAGATAGTGCAAATTTAAAATAGTCTACGGCAACGTGTTTTAGTAAATTATTCCGGTATTGTTCAAGTGCAGGTCCATTTTTTCCAAAAATAGAACCCAGTCCAGTTTTCATTAAAAGTTTGTCGTATTCTCCAGATAACCACGAACCTTTTTCCACAAAAGGAGATTCTTCTGGTATATTATAATTCTGAAACGTGTTTAAAATAAAATTTCTTTGAACGTTGTTCTGAGGAAAGCCTTTGCTTTTCCAATATTCGTTTCTTTTTGGATTACTAGAATGTAAAACTCTTTCTGAGTGGTACTTTGATGTCTGTTCAAACGCTTCTTCCGGAGAAATTTTGTTGATAAAGCATAAAAGCGCACATACCAGCAAACTAGATCTTCCGTGACCACCTTTGCAGTGAATATATATTTTTTTATTATCAATAATCTCGGCGAGCCAGACAACCAAACCAAAAAAGACTAGAAAATTTTCTGGAACACATCTATCAGGAATTGTAAATTGTAATACTGAGCGGGATGTTTGATATGGTTGAATTTTTTTTTCATAATGAGAAGTTAAATCTATAATTATATCCACACCCCATGACTCTAATACTTCTATTTGATTTTGAGTTGGGAATGCACCAAACAGAGCTGTGTCGTTAATAAAGAACGATGAAGTATTTGTAATATATACCATTTTCTTGGATAGTTTAAATTAAAACTCATAGATTTTATTTTATATCGTGTAGATCTTTTCTAATATGATAAATGTAAAACATGTATTTATTTTTCTATTTTTTTACCTAGAAAAATTCAACTTATTTAAAATGTCGTCTGTAGTTTTTACTCTTAATACTCCTTCGGTTCAAACTTTTACAAACCCTATGTTTGTCCCAGTTCTTTGCTCTGACCAAGCCTGTAATAATGTTGTTTATGCAAGCAACGATCCTAAACTGTGTAGCGCAGGACACTCTGGTCAAAGAATCGTTTTAGATAAACCACCAGCCAACGGAGACTTGTTTACTGTCGACGGTTTAAACCCCTCGATCGAATGTTCTAATCTCTCTTCAACGGGATACAAAGACAGCTCGTATATAAATCTGCGAGACGGATCAATACAATACTATTATGATGTTGATCTGGCTACACCGTTTACACCCTATCTTTTTGATTCAAAACATAGAATAATTAAAGAAACATATACCGATCCCATGGGAATTTGCAAACCTCATTACTTTTTTGTGGAGACACAAAAAGCCGACACACCAGAGTCGTGTCTTGGATGCCCCACCTGGTTAAGAGATAGCCAGTTTCATAGAGAAGACATGTTAAGCAGGCAGCTTGCAAAGATAAATCAGAACAGTTATCAAGTAAATTTGCACATGTCCGGCTGTAACTCTTCAGTATAATACGTGTTAATCATTGACTACAAATTTTGTTAAAGCAAACCGTTGTGACTTTCAAAACACGATTCGTTTACTGTGTTTTTGTAAACATTATTGATAATTGGACAATTATCAATTATTAGGTTTATTGTTCAAAAGTTCAAAATTGTCAAAATGTTGGAAAACCAACAGCTGTGTTTGTTGGAAAACTAACAGCTGCATCAAATGCCAGCAACAGCTGTGTTTGTTGGAAAACTAACAGCTGCATCAAATGCCAGCAACAGCTGTAGGTGTTAGAAAACCAAGAGCTGCATCAGGTGCCGGGCCGGCAAGAGAAGGATACCCAACAGCTGTAGGTGTTAGAAAACCAAGAGCTGCATCAGGTGCCGGGCCGGCAAGAGAAGGATACCCAACAGCTGTGTTTGTTGAAAAACCAACAGCTGAATTATCATATGTTGATGAATAAGGTTCAAAGTTGTTTGTAAGCGGAGCAAAAAGACAAGTCTGTGTTCCTCCTTGTGGGATATACGCGTCTGTTACGTTAAAACCGGTAGCAGTTGACGGGCCAAACAGGTTTCCTGCCATATTATATAACCACCAGCTGTATAGATTAACAAGACCAACACCAACTATTCCACTAACAGCGGCCCAATTTATATATGGCATTCGTCTTTTTAACTCTTCAACTTGTGCTTTTTGTTTGTTCTTGTCGCCAAACAAAAGTAAACCGTTTGAGTAGAAAGAATAATCTTCAATGGTTAGAAGCGTTCCATCGTCTCCATACAACGGGTTTTCTTTCAGATAGTTCTCTATTTTTAATTTAATCAGTTTTCTGTTTTCAAGAACTCTTTTCGGTGTTTGAAATCTGTCGTACAAATTATCCAGAAGATTTTGAAGACTCGACAAATCTGACTTTAACGATTGGGAAGCGTTGCTTATTTCAACACTGGGGGAGGGTGTCTCGTAAAGACCACACGACTTGTTTCTGCTAACTTCAAGTGGACCTGCAAGGTCATCTACTTGACTAGATGTCAACTCGGGAAGCGGTGACACCTGGGGCGTGGTGTATACGCTAGGCGGTGGCCTATTGGACACCTGGGGCGAGGTGTATACGCTAGATGTTGACCTGGTGGACATTGGGGGCGAGGCAGATGCTATACTTTTAATTTTTAAAGGAGTTCTTGTAAAAGATGTTGGGACTGTTTCTCTGATTTGGGCGAGAGCCGCGGCTTTTCTGATTTGGTCGAGAGCCGCGGAGCGGGCTCGGCTTTGATTTAAAACATAAGGAACAGTCTTCGGCAAAGGTGAAGTCTGACATCCTGAAGTAGTAGCGCCACAGGCGCCGGCCCCTACGGGGCTATTAGTAGAAGGAAAAGAGGAACAAGATGGCAAAGGTGAAGTCTGACATCCTGAAGTAGTAGCGCCACAGGCGCCGGGTCGAGTTCTAAAAGGTGTTATTATTTTGTCACCAAGATCCATCGGCGGAGGTAAGGCTTTTGATACAGCAATAGAAGGTGAAGAAGGCGTGGTGGGGTTGGGAGTTATAATAAGATTGTTGCTTCTTCTGACATAAGGAGCCCCGCAGGGGTTATCCGTTTTGGAGGCGCCGCCGGCATAAGAAGGAATTTCACAAGCATTATTGTAACTTGATGGTTTGTAGTTCAAATAAGGGAGCCTGAAAAGAGCGTTTCGTATGGATTCTGCGGGCATTTTATTGATATTTGCAATGTTATATTTTTTTGCTATCATCATCAGTCCTCTCTTGTCCAAAAAATTTAAAATTTCTTTTCGTTGCTCTGGAGTTTGCGCAAATTCAAATTTGTCTATTAGTGACACGCCGGTGTTTCCATTTTTAAAAATTTGCTCTCGTAGCTGTGCAATATTGAGGGAGGAGTAGCCATATATATTAAATTTTTGCGCCAATATGAGCAAATCTTCTTTTGAAAGGCTGTTTAAAAGTTTTTTCTTGGATTCTGTATTTGTAGCATTTATAAAAGATTTTACAATTCTTTTTTCTCTTTCGGAAAAAAATTGCACATTCTTAGGAATGTTGCACGTCGAAGATATAGGTGCCACAACTGGTGTTGGCGGGATTTTGTATACTAGATAGTTGACAATTTCTTCTCGGTTTTTGTTTGGAACATCATAGTGTTCTGCTAAAATAAGTAAAGATTGTTTATCTAAGGTGTTGAGATAATCTTTTCTAGTAGAAACTGTTTGAGCATTCCTAAAACCACTGATTATTTTTTGAGTTAATGAAACTCCATCTGTTTTAATTGATGTTACATTAGGAGGTGGAATGTTATATAGAAGTTTTTTGATGATGTTTTCTCGTGTTTGAGTTTTATAATCTAGAATTTTGAAATATGCTGCCAGAACAAACAGTTGTTGTTTGTCTAGTTTTCTTAAGATGTCTCTTCGGTCTGCAATTGTACGAGCGTTTAAAAAGCCTGCTAACACCGGAGGCGCCGGCTGTGGGGTTTTCATATAACTATATGCTTGTGCTGAAGTCGCATTCATAGTGGTTAATGGTGTTCTTCCGTTGCTAGACATCCGAATCAAAATTTGTCTCAGTTCTTCTATATTCATGTTTTTCGCATTTGGGACGCCAAAATGCGAACATAACATATATATCGTATTGGCGTCTAACGTGTTTAAGATATCACGTCTTTTTTGCATGTCTGAGGTGTTGACAAGGGCTTGTATTAGAGATCGTTCTGTGTTTGATAAACAAGGGGGTTTCTGTGTTAAAACATTGTAATAAAAGTCTCTTTTTGCACTGTTGCAACCTTCAGCGGGTAAATTGAAAGTTTTAATAACCTCGTCAATAAGTCGAGATTTTGGCGCTTTTTTGAGATCGTTAATAGAAAAACCACGCTGCTGTAAAAAAAGTACTAGTGCCGACTTGTTTAGATTTTCTAAAATTGTTCTTATGATCAAAGGGTTTTTTAAATCTAAGAACTCTTGCGTGCAATTTCTGTTCATTTTATATTCCTATACCTTTTTTTTCCAAATTAAGAACTACATGTGAAACAAACGCCGTTTTCAGAGTTACATACAAATGCAACATCGCTTAGTGTTTTTGCCGAAGGGGCTAAGGTTACTTTAACTGCGTTAACCGCAGGTTTCGTGCGCAAATAGTACATTCCGGTTTTAAGCCCCTGTTTCCAACTATACATATGAATTTTTGCCAGATAAGCAACAGACGGCGTGTCTATGAAAAGGTTCATAGACTGGCTCTGGTCTACAAAAAACTGTCTGTCTTTTGCCATTTGTATGATAGATTTTGGGGAAATCTCGAAAGCGGTTTTATACACTTGTTTTAATTCTTCTGGTATATCTAGTTTTTGCACAGAACCGTTATGTTCTATAAGTTTATTTTTAATATCCTCTGACCATAGATTTAGCTCCAACAAATCATTTACGAGATGTTTATTGATCACTACAAATTCTCCAGATAATAGGCGACGAGTATATATATTTGAAGAAAAAGGTTCAAACGCGTCGTTGTTACCCATAATTTGTGACGTTGAAGCGGTAGGCATAAGTGCGACAAACAGAGAATTTCTAACTCCGTGTTTCACAATTTTTTTTCTTAAACTTTCCCAATCCCAGCGTTTACTCAGAATTGAATAAGAAAAATCGGATGACAGATCAAAATGAAACTTACCATGACTGAGAGGAGACCCCCTAAAAGATTCGTAGCACCCTTCTGTTTGGGCGATTCTATTTGATTCGCTCAGCGCTGAAAAATATAAAGTTTCCATAATTTTTCTATTTAATTTTCGTGCTTCTTCACTGTCAAAAGATATATTCAACATTGCAAACACGTCGGCAAGCCCCTGAACACCGATTCCCATTGGACGGTGTCTCAGATTTGAAAATTTCGCTTCTTCTATCGGATAGTACGTCTTGTCTATTATTTTGTTGATGTTTCTTACTATGGTTGATACTACCGATTCTAATAATTTATGGTTGAATTTTGTAACCACTCCGCGGCCGGTCTGACAGGGGATATTTTGAACAAATTTTGGTAAACACACAGACGCCAGATTACAAACTGCAATTTCTTTTTGATCAGTATACTGACATATTTCCGCACACAGGTTAGACGACTTGATTGTGCCCAGGTTTTTTTGGTTGCACGTTCTGTTAACCGTATCTTTGTACATCATATAAGGAGTTCCTGTTTCAATTTGCGTTTGAAGGATTTTTGTGAAAAGTGTTTGTGCGGAAATTGTACTTCTGGCTCTGTTCTCTTTCTCGTATTGTTCGTAAAGTACTTCAAACTCGTGTCCCGAGGTTTCGTATAATCCCGGACACTCGTTAGGACAAAACAGAGACCACATTTCATCACATTCTACTCTTTTCATGAACAGGTCTGGAACCCACAACGCATAAAATAAATCTCTGGTTCGTTGTTCTTCTGACCCTGTGTTTTTTTTTGCATCCAACACGTCTAATATGTCAGGGTGCCATGGTTCCAGATAAATTGCAATTGCACCTTTTCTCTTTCCTCCACCTTGATCGACGTATCGCGCTGTGCTGTTGAAAACTCGGAGCAACGGAATCAACCCGTTAGACTTACCGTTTGTTCCCATAATTGAGGACCTCTCCGCACGTATCTTGTGTATAGCCACGCCTATACCGCCGGCGTATTTTGATATTTGCGCACAGTCGCCCAGAGTCTTGTAAATCCCGATCAAACTATCATCGTTTATGTCTAACAAAAAACACGAAGCTAACTGTGCGTTGACTGTTCCTGCGTTGAAAAGAGTGGGCGTTGCGTGTGTGAAAAAACCTTTACTCAGCAAACAGTATGTGTTGTGTGCTGCTTCTAACCAGGCCCCGCCTTCGGCGGGACCATTTGCCGGGTCATAGTGAATCCCTATTGCTACGCGCATCAATAAATATTGTGGGCGTTCTACTATGTTATCGTCTAATTTGTACAAATAAGAGTGTATTAGCGTTTTAAGACCAATGTAGGAATAATCAAAATCTCTGTCGTGATCAACCCACGAGTCTATATGTTCTGCGTTGGAGCTGACACAAATACAGAAATCTTCTGAAAAAAGATTGTACTTTTTTCCTGTATTAACGTTTCTGTAATCGCACACCTGTTTCACAAAACCAGAAAACGTGGGTCTGGTTTTATTATGCAAGTCGTACGCGCATATTTTAGAAGCGTACGTTATATAGTCCGGGTGTTTGGAGCCCAAGTTACTACACACGTTCGTAATGAGAGTTGTGAGAGTTGAAGCGTCAAAAAAAGATAGACATTCCACTTCTGCTTCCAAACACTTTTCCAAGTATTCTAAGTCTACACACAGTGCTTTACCGTTGTAATTCTCGCTTAAAAACTTTATGGTTTGTATAAAACTATGAACATCTGATTTTGATTCAGTAGTCATTTTGATTATATATTCATAGTTATAAATTAAATTACTAACCATAAAAGCAAGGTTAGTAATTTATAAGTTATTACATCAATCGTTGTGCTGACATCCGGGCAATAATTTGGGCTTGCGCCTGTGGAGTAAGACGACTCATCAGACTGAGAAGAGGACTTCCGCTCCTGCTTGAGCTCCTGTTTGAGCTCCTTTTTCTGCGAGGGCTCTTAGACTTGCTCCTGCATTTTCGTTTTCTGGTGTAACAAATTCGTTCTCTACACTTTTTGGAAGGGGAACGGGACCTAGACCTAGCTTTCGATTTCGCTTTGCGTGGCATCTTTTTACAAACAAAATATTTTTTTTTACAAATTTTTTCTATGTTTCCAGTTTTTGTTTTCGACATTTCTGCCGGTTTTTACAATTTATTAAACATTTTTGTAAATCGCTTCCGCTAGCGCCTTCGGCGCCGAAGGCGCTAGAGGCCGGCCACTTCGTGGCTACCAGTTGAAGCCGCTCTGAAGTTTCTTATAAGTGGTCTTGGATATACCTTTTAATATTCTGAAGTTTTACAGTATAAGGAACCACAATTAGTTTTATTCCGTTTTCGTGACATAATGTCGCTTTCATTTTATCTCTGTATTTTGTGTTGTAAAAGCTGTCTCGGTTTTTATGAAACACGGGAGTGTACTCGTAGTGCTGAATACCGTTATACTCTATTGCAAGTTTGAGCTCGTCGTTGTAACAGTCTAGTTCGAGGTTTTTTCCAGTAATTTCGTTTTTCAGAAAATCTGGTCTATGTTTGATAAAAGGTTTTTGAGTTATTTCTTCAATAACTCGTTTACATTCTTGTTCTCCTTTGCTCTGAATGCCGTTCGAATTTACAGAAAAAGACCTGTTTTCCCAAGCCGCTTCGCGGCTTTCTGAGACAGACTTTTTAGGAGCAAAAGGAAGTTCAAACAACGCTTTTATGGTTTCGTCGTAATTGGTGTATGATCCTTTTTGTCGTGTTAAGAAATTGAAAAGGGCAAACATCAACAGAAAAAATACACAAAAAAGAATTATTTGTCTGGTATATTTATCTATGGTTTTTGTAAACCATTCTTGCATTCTGTTTTTTTTTGTAAAATATAAAAATCTAAATTTTTAATATTAAGATCTTTATCATATGAACTCTCTAGTGCTTTTTTGCACGCGTCTTCTCCTTCCGCAAATTGTTGTACATAATAAGCACTGATTGATAATTCTTGCCATCTATCATGATTGTAAGTTTTATCACGAGACCACAAAAGCGTCTGTTCTGGGATCTGTAAAGCGCACGCCATTTTTGAAAATGCAAAAGCCAGTTGAAACTCTCTTTTATTTCTAAAAAACTTTGCAAGCTCAACCAGTGGCTCCGCTCTGTTCAAAAAATCGTAAGCCTTTAAAAACCAACAAACACTAGCATATCCTTGTTTTAAATATCCACACTTCATCATACTAAGAAACTTTTCTTCAAAAAAACCTGCAGAGTTTTGAGCCCTCATTTTATAGTACTTGTACGCGGATGTTTTATTTTCTAAACATTCATAAGTCTGAGCCATATAATATTGAGTTCTAGAATCGTTAGGTTTGTTTTGTAAAACTTTGGTTAATACAACAGCGTCATTTTCCCATCTATTTCGAGTTTTTCCATCGTTGTCTGCAACTCTGTCCTGGTAAATTTCCATTTTGTCTATTATTTTATGAGTGTTACAATCACCAGGTTCTTTAATATATTCGTGAACTGGTTCAACATATATAAAACCTCTGTTTGGTTTTACTATTTTGATATTAAAATAACACAAATCATTTCGGCAATTACCAACAAACCACCTCTGTTTAACCATAAAAGCGTCTGGTGTATTATATTTTTGAATGAATGTGTTTTGCACTATGTCGATGCTTTTATTTTTTTGTTTTTTTTTCCGCCAAAGGTTGAGACTGCTTTGCGATTTCCTCTGTTTGATTTTAAAACAAACGTGTTTGTTGCCTTCAAACTGTTTGTCTTTCTCCGCCGAAAGCACGCGTGGCGTGGCGTCTACGACGGCGGGGACGGCGTCTTCGATGGGAGTGTCTGTGGTGTTTTGGTTGATGTCTAGAGCAACTATTTCGTCTCTAAGAATATCTGGAAGCGGACTAACCCCTCTGTACTCGTCGTTGCTGTCTAGTAATAACACATAATCAAATACACGTGTATTTTTTTCGCGTTTTTTATTATTTATTTCGTTTATGAAATCTAAAAGCTTGTTTCGCGATGTGGAGAAATCTTCAAACTGTCCTGTCAAAAGAAAAAATTTTATATTATTTTCGTTGCAAAAATCTTCAACCACAGACACCGTTTTATCCTCCGACCCAGTGTCATACAAAGCAACTCCGGAAACGCTAGTTTTTATACTGTTTAGAGATACAAGTATTCGTTTTTCTTCATTCTTGACCATTAAAGCTGCAATAATATTAATATTAAAATTTTCCATTTTTTTATTTGTCTTAGATATTTAAGTTAAAAAGACGTTTCCTACGCGAGTGTTATAAATTTTTTGTGATTTTTGGATTTTTTATTAAAAAAGCCAATGATTGAACTATAGTGTCGCAAACATCGTCGTGTTTGATAAACAGTTGTGTTTTTTTCAAAACGTCATCTGATATGATTGCTGTGATAGCGTGTGCCTTTGCCAAATCTACAATTTTTTTTGTCAAAACTAAATTTGCAACCCATTTTTTGCGTTGATTTTTATTAAGATCTTCCGCTGTAAACATTTTAGTTTTCAGAGTAGAAGACACGCTTACTATTTGCGGGTGTGGTCCTGACTTTTCTCCTGTTACATATTTTGTGTGTAAATAGGACCAGACGTGCTGTGATATTCTCTGAGCTCTAATGTTGGACCGTATCTGTTGTTCTATCAAAATAAACTCACATGCACATATTTTATCATCATATGTTTGTAGAAGATTGCTTATTTTACAACATGACTCAACTATGGTTTGTTTTTGTTTTTCAATGATATTGTATAGGTTTACATCTTCTACTTCAAAAACAGGTGTGTTTTCTTCTTTAGTAAATTTTATAAAAGAAAACGCAAAATTTTTTTCTCCGATGTCGAAGCTTATGATATGCATTTTTATTTTGATATGTTTCTTGAACCAATATATCAAAATATTCACCGCGGTGATGCGACAATCTTTTATTTAATAATTTTGTTTGTTTAAATAGAACAGAAGTCGTAAAAAATTTGGTTACTTTTTTCTTTATTTTCTAATTTTTATTTTAAATTGAACAGAGTTCAAAATTTTAGTGGCAAACGTAACATCCGCCTTCGGCGGTGACGCTGGATACAATTACGTAATTCTTTGAGAGAAGATGAAAATAAATATCTCTGCGGAGTCAAAGCTTGGAAAATGACAAAAGATCAAGTCCAACACGCAGACACTTTGTTACACATTATAGAGACTAGCGCCGAAGGCGCCGGCCCCTGCGGGGCTCACTAAAACGGTTGGATTATGGTTGGATTTTTCAATGAAGATGACTGTTCAAAGCGGAAGATCGAAAAGAAAACCAAAAAAGACAACATCATATTAAATATACGATAATACTGGTTCATTTCCCAAATATGAAGGGTCTGTCTGAATCCATTTAGTATTATACATGTTGTTTTTTGAACTTTTTGTATAACATCTTTGCATTTGTTGTGTGGCGCCCCTATAGCAATGGTTTGGTTTTTTTTCTTCCTCGGTGTGATCATCACATCTTGTATTTTGTGGTGGTGTTCTGGGATAAAACCCAGCTTCTCTTTCGGCAATAATAGGAAAACAAGAAGTATATTCTCCTCGAAACCAGTTTGTATATGGAAAAAAGGCTCTGTCTGGTTCAAGTACTATATTTGTTTGATAAAACCGAAAAGGAGTGCTGCTGTTTTCAAAAGCAGTAGAATATGCCATTAAATGTCTATTTGAATACATTTTTTATTTACAATATTTGAATTTAAGAAATTTTTAATAAATAAACACTTATATAATAACCTTTATGTATAGGTGTTAAAACAAAAACTCCAAAAAAACAAAAAACATAAAAACTAACCATGATTAAAAAAATTTTATATATTACTGATCTACATATCAAAATTAAAAATTTAAAAGAAATAGATGTACTCATACAAACTATTAAAACGTATAAAAACGTGTCTTTAGTTGTTATAGGAGGAGATGTTCTTAACAAAAAAGACATAAACGAAACATGTTTCTACAAGGCCCGAGAACTTATTAGAGTGTGCTCAAAAGTTGCTATGACATACGTTTTGGTTGGTAACCATGATTATATTGACAATAATCAATTTTTGACAGATAATCATTGGATGAAATATATCAAAAACTGGTCAAATGTTGTCATAGTAGACACAGTAATAACTGTTATGTACGGGTTTCAAATAACTTTTGTTCCGTATGTTCCAACAGGTAGACTGGTTGAAGCACTGGATAGTTTTAACGAAGAGGCTAAAACATCTTGGAAAGAATCGTGTCTTGTTTTCGCACACCAAGAGATAAAAGGTTGCATTTTAGGAAAATCGATTTCTTATGAAGGAGACGAGTGGGATCCGTCGTATCCAACACTAATAAGCGGGCATATACACGATCAACAATTAGTTAACAGAAATGTCATTTATCCAGGGTCTACAATAAATCAGGGACCTCAAAACAACCAACAAAAAGTATTGTTTATCGATACATTTTTTACAAACGGAGTGTTTAACTATAATATGACGTGGTCTTATTTTAAAACAAATATAAAAGAAGAAGTTTTTACAAAAACGTTTGATGATTTGTACTATATCAATAAAAGAAAAGATTTAACAAACACTATATTAATAATAAAAGAGAGTGACACTTCTAAAATATCAAAAATTAAAAACTCTCAAATTTACAAAAACTTAAACAAACGCATATATTTTATTGAGTTTAGATATTAAACTATTAATCTTACAATAACATCTTTTAAAAATTTTAGAGTTTCCAAAACAACTGTTTTGGAAATAATTAATAAAATTATCGAAATCAAAATCTTTTTTTGATAGTGTAAAAACACAATGCCAACTTACTTAAACTCAAACAAATTTCCGCTCTCAAGATGCGGTGATTCTGGTGCGACATCTCAAATTCCTTGTCCTCTCATATATGAACACATCAAATCGTGTCCTGTTTGTCAACAAGCAGTCAAAAACACGTGTTCATCTTTGACACACAATGGAACAGTAACTTTGCAAGCAACAACGATAGATAAAAACACCCTCATTTTGTATGGAATATTTCTTCTGTTTATTATCATTTTAATCGTTGTCATGTTCAAACACTGAATTACAACCGTTCAAAATTAGATGTTTATCAAAATCAAAACTAAAAAGTTTTGATTACGTTTTTTGTTTATCGATCTCTTGACAGATCAGCCACGAAGTGGCCGGCGCCTTCGGCGCTATACGTCCAACTTCTCATCGTCTATTTTTTTCATGAGTGTAATCAACGTGTTCTCATTTATTTCCGAATTTTCAATAGATATATTATTGTAACTGTACTGGACGCTTTTTTCTATCAAATCTTCTTTTATTCTGTTGTACAAGGTTTTCGAATTTGGGTGACATGTCAGATCTAATAATATCTCTATATTATACAGAGCTTCTTGAGTTCGTAAAGATGTTTTTACTCTAGAATCTTGTGCTCTGATCGTGTAATACGTGTATTGTGGTTCTATTCCATTTCTTTTCTGTCTTCTCTTGATAAGAACAAACCGCTCTTGTTTATTTTTCTGTCTTGGAAGCGGAGCTCGATCTTTGACGGCGACTCCCAGTTTATGTTGGATAGTTTCAATCTGTATAGTTTGTTGACCAGTAGTATCTAAGAGTTCGTTGTTTTGATCTAAGAGTTCGTCTAATTTGGCATCAAACCGAATCTCCGTTTCTCTTGATCTCATGTCCATTTGTTTGATTAAAGCTGTTAACTCGTCTATCTTATTGTCTTTCAGAGCTATTGTCTGTTCTAGTTGAAACCGTCCCCGTTTCCTAATAGATGGCAGTATCTGCTCGTATACAAAGTCTTGAAATGTTTCTGCAAAAGATGTTCTACTGTTCATAATTAACGAATATAAACCTGGTTCATTTATGTATATTGCTTTACCGTCGTTATACGATAATTTAGAACTAGGAATTTCTATTATAGAGGTGGGACCCAGAACGGCCCCCACCTCTTCAACGATTGTTTTGAGATCTTTTTTATATTTAGGTTTTACATGGTTTTGTAACGCTTTTTTAACATTGGTATATTCCAGAATAGTACACACATCTATTCCACAAAAATACGGATCGTCAAACGTTCCTACGATCTTTATTTTTTGGCCTGGTTTAGTTTCAAAGTCAAATGTAACATGATTGTTCTCGAACTTGATTAAAGACTGCATTGTAGATTTTATAATTTCATATGATTAATCATATGAAATTTCAATTTTTCAAAAATATTATTCACGTTTGTTGGATTTGTTCGATCATAACTCTCATTTCATATGATCTAATTTCGTATATAACATCACCAATATCAAAACGTGAAGAATCTGGATTGTATCTAATAAAAACACAACCTAGAACTTTTTTAATGTATTCTTCTCTTTCCTGTTCGTAATGCTGATCTCTATTGACATGACCGTGTTCATCACATTCTACAGCAAGATTTAAATCTGGAAAATATAAGTCTATTCTGTATGTATCAACTGTATATTCTGAGATACAAGATAGGTCTTTAAATGCAGCTTTAATAGTGTTTAAAGTTTCTTGATGTTTTGAAACATTATATACAAATTGTAAATTTAGTCCTAGTTTATCTGATATAACTTTACTTGCATGGTATGATGCAAGTGTTCTGCTTTTTGTCAACAACTCGATAAGTCCATCTTTACTAATATACACGGCTCTTCCATCGTGATAAGACATTTTTTGATTTAGAATTCCAATTATGGAGTTGAGCACCGAGACGGTGCTCAACTCTTCAACGATTGTTTGAAGATCTTTTTTATGTTTAAGTTTCACATGGTCTTGTAAAGCTTTTTTAACATTTTTATATTCTAGAATAGCACATACGTCTTTACCACAGAAATATGGTTCGTCGTACGTACCTATGATTTTTATCTTTTGATCAGGTTTATTTTGAAAGTCAAAAGATACATGGTTGTTCTCGAACTTGATTAAAGACTGCATTGTGTAATTTATTATTTCATATGATTAATCATATGAAATTTCAATTTTTAAAAATATAATCCATGTTTATCAAATTTGTTCGATCATAACTCTTAAAGTTTTTTAATTGCAAGTTGATATCCTTGATGGATTAATTCATATTGATTTTTATATTTTTCTAAAAATTTATTCATAACATTTTTTATTTGAATACCGTCACCGCCGTTGTAATCATCCATCCACATTATTCCATTTTTTTCTAAAACTTTAAAAGAATTTTCCATGTCTCTCCAAATAAAATCTGGTTCATGAGATCCGTCAATATATATAAAATTATATGTTTTTTTATTATTTTTAAAAAATACGTCTGATGTAATTTTATAAACTGTTATCTTTTTAAAATTTTTACAAATTGAGATATTAAAATCAAAATTTGTTTCTTCCATATTTTGTAAAAATTTACTATGATCATTATCATTAATAGTTAAAAACGGATCAACACATGTTAAAGTTGAATCTGGATTTTCAAGAAAATGATCGGCAAAAAAAACACTAGACAAGCCTTCAAAACAACCAATTTCTAATATTTTATTTTCTTTAGATTTATCCAAAAATTTTTCTAAAATGTTTTTTATTTCACTATTTAAAAACCAGCGCTGTGAGTATTTGTATTCCATAATTTTTATATTATAAATTTATAATATAAATACAAAAATATTTATAAAATTTTTAATATCAATTAAGATATATCTTTGAATGCATAAATTTTGATTTCTGTAAAAATCAAAATTTTTACATGTTGCAACTCTTGTAAATATATTCTAGAACTTTTGTATCCAAGAATTGTACATACATCTTTTTCTTTGATCTTATATATATAAACATTGTGTTTGTAAAAATGGAAAATATAACCCAATATTTATCAATTGAAAATTTTTTGTTCAAATATCCAAACATATATGAAAGTCCATATTCGGTTTTAAATCCATATAGAGACCAAACGTTTAACGATGTTATTGTTACCAAGAAAGAGTTTTCTAATCTAAAACTATCAAAAACAGAACCAATTACCAAAAAAGGCACTGGTGTTCAATACCGACACCAAAAGATTATTACTCGTTTTATGAATTCGAAAACGCCATACAACGAATTATTGCTTTTTAACGAGATGGGGACAGGAAAGACTTGCACAGCTGTTTCTGTGATCGAATCTTTTAGAAAAAATTTTTCAGATGATGATATGTGGAAAAACATTGACGGAGCAGTAATATGCGCAAAAGGTTCATCTTTATTAAAGAATTTCATAAACGAGCTTGTGTTTTCATGTACAGACGGGCGATACATTCCAGATAATTATGAGAAGCTTACATCATATGAAAAAACATTTCGAGTAAAGAAAAAAATATCTGATTTTTACGAAACTCACACATTTGAGACGCTGGCCCGAGAGATGTCCAAAATGACAGATTTGAACATAATAAAAAGGTTCAGCAACAAGATATTTGTAGTTGATGAAGTTCATAACCTTAGAGAACACGGAGGTCCAGAAGATGTATATGATGATACAATCACTGCCGAAGGCGGAAGCCGCGGAGCAATTTTCAGTGGTGCTAGCCCCTCAGGGGCCGGCCACTTCGTGGCTACATCTCGTCCTCCCCTGAATGTGTATGCAGAGTTTCATAGATTGTTTCACTTGATTAAAGAATCTAAAATTTTGTTGCTTTCTGGCACGGTAATGAAAGACGACCCTATAGAATTTGCAAGCGTAATGAATCTTATTCTGCCTCTTGATAAACAACTCCCAACTGGAAAAGATTTTTTAAAATATTTTTTTGATTCTCCAGATGGTCCTGAAAGGCTCTCTATCGCAATTCGAGGCCGAATATCTTATTTGAAAGCTATGATATCCAGCGTTAAAAAGGTGTTTATTGAAAACCATAATTTTGGATACAACATGTCAACCCAAGGTTTGCAACATTTTAAGATCTACGCACAAAACGCACACCCATTCCAAAACCAAAGCTGTTTAAGAGCCTACAACACTGACCTAACAAATGCAAACATTTTTATCAACAGCAGACAAGCCGCTTTGTTTGTATTTCCTGATGGTTCTTACGGTATGGAAGGTTTTAACACATATGTTATTAGCACAAAAACAAAAAATATAAAAAGTTCTATGAATCGGAGGGAAAATAGAAAATCATACCAGTTAAAGCGCGAATTGATCACATCCATAAACGGCAACATTGAAAATCTTTACAAATATAGTTGTAAATATGCACATGCCATAAAAACTTTGCTAGAAAACCCGAAATCGAAAAGTTTTGTGTACTGCGAGTTCGTAAACGGGAGCGGTTGCATCTTGTTTTCGAAAATATTACAACTTTTTGGATACAAAGAAGCCACAGGCGAAGAGTATACACCTCATCCTCGTTTTGCTCTAATAACAAATCAGACCTCGTCCCCGGCCAAAATACAGAAACTAGTAGAGCGCTTTAACGAATCTGATAACGTCGACGGAGATTATATATCTGTCATTATAGGCAGCAAAGTCATTAGCGAGGGTTTCACTTTTAAAAATATAAAACAGGAATTTATATTTACCCCGCATTGGAACTATTCAGAAACGTCACAGGTTATTGCAAGAGGCTGGCGAACAGGCTCGCATGACGATTTAATAAGGAGAGGAGATTCAGAAGTCCAAGTCTCTATTTATCAATATGCAACTATCTGTACAGATATAGATGCATCAATAGATTTAACGATGTATAAAATATCAGAGAACAAAGACATATATATGAAAAAAATAGAACGAGTCGTGAAAAAGTCTGCTTTTGATTGCCCTCTTACCATCGAGAGAAACAAGATACTAGGGTATAACGGAATGAGAGAGTGTGATTATATGGATTGTGATTACGTTTGTGACGGGCGCGTAGGAGACGTAGAAGATACGTCGTCGTACGATTTTTTTTACAACAACACGGAAGAGTTGTACGCCGCGCTGTATTTACATTTTCGAACCCATTTCGAAATAGAACTGTATCAGATATCGTCTATGTTTCCTCAAATGACACTTGTAGAAATAATCATGAGTTTAAAAAGTCTAATAGACCGATCAACACAGTTTATAAACAAGTTTGGTCACATAGTGTATTTAAAAATACAAAAAAATAAAGTGTTTATTGTAAACGACCCCAAAATACCAAACAACGATGTTTTTGTTAACTACTACAACAAAAATTTGTTGATCAAGAACGGCGATTCTTTTTCTTATGAGCTTTCACAAGTAATGATTGATAGGTTGCCGTTAATAATAGAACAAATATTTGCCCCAACTTTATACAGACGAGAGATAATAGCGGAGTTGCCTCAGCAAATCCAAATTATATTGTTACAGGGGTGTATAGAAGCAAAAATTAAAGACACAGGATACAAAGTAGATATTCGTGAACAGATTCTCGAAGCGTTTAAAGGATTTTTTAATTTTATCAACGACAAATGGGTCGTGTGGTTATACAAAGACGCGTACAACATATCAGTGTACAATCCCGATAAATATGATGTATTGTTTAAAAAAACAGGTTTATGGGAAATAGATACAAATGTGAACATTGATGAGTATTTGATGCAAAAACAAAAAAAACTTTTCGAAACTCCTGTTGGCGTTTATGGTTTGTGGAATCCTCATTTGAAAGAATTCTGTTTACGAGAATTAATTACTCAAAAATCAACAGATTTGAGAAAACTCAACGTAGGAAGAAGATGTAATGACTGGAATTTGACATCGTTGACAAATCTGGCTGCAAGGCGTATGAAAATCGAGCCTCCGAGCGATTTTTATGAATTTACTACATTAGAAGACTTGATAGAGATTTCAAGAAACATGCCAAAGAGGATATTTGTAAATACCGATTTTGAAGATCGAGATGTTCTAAGAAGAGTTATTTATTGGTCACAGATTCCGAGAAACATAATTTGCACCAATATAAAAATATGGTTAGAAGATAGAGGTTTGATAGAAGAGAATTTTGATTGTGGAACTCAAAAAAAACAAAGAGGAAAATATTTAACGTAATAGAACGCGTTGTAGAAAAATATCTTATATGTTAAAAAATCGTACAATGTCAGATTCTGGTATTACTTATTTGCTATATGCTGTGCTTGTAGTTGTCTTGGCTCTTGTTGGTAGATACATTGGTAAAATGTACAACTACCCGGGAACAGGCACCGTAATTGGAGGATTAGTTGGAATTGGTTTGGTATACTGGCATGCGAACAGCTCGTCAGATATGTCAATGATGGCATAAACAGCCACGAAGTGGCTAGCCGCTGCGCGGCCGGCGCCTGAAGGCGCTAGCTTTATAGCCCCTTCGGGGCCGGCCGCTGTACGGCTACAAGAGCGGTCAGTTTTATGAAATCTCTAATAATAATGTTTAAAAGAAAATTTTTGTTTTTACAAATATGGATTTGGAAAAACAAAAATTAAACCGTCACGACAGCGCAGCCGGCGCCTTCGGCGCAAGCCCCGTAGCGACACCCGCGTCCACCGCCAAAAGCGCCGGCCACGAAGTGGCTAGCACCTTTGGTGCCGGCCCCGTAGGGGCTACCGAAGGCGCCTTCGGTGAAACAGGAACGATGTCTCTGGGTGACTGTTTTGACGGCTTTTTTTGGAAAATAATCAACGATTTTTGCTGGTCGTACAAAGATATTTTGTCTTGGGAAGATTTTTATAACCATATAAACGTAAAAATTGTAAATTTTCCTTATTCGCAAAACGTGATGAACATGTTATATAATTTTATAACAGCAAAAACAGACCTATTATACTCTAAATTGTTTCCCGGTTTTATTAAAAGTCAAACTTGTGCCGGCCACTTCGGCGCCGGCGCCTTTGACATAGATTTTGTCCTTATCAGGTCTATTTTAGAAGAAATAACAAGCTTGGGAAAAAATCATTACGAAGCGGCCACTGCTGATCTGGTATATAACATGTATATATACGATAAATATACAATTCCAGGAGGGTTGTGTAAAGTTTTCACAACTTTTAATAACACTAAAATCTTAAGGTGTGAACATATACCGACACAGTCGGCCGAAGACGCCGTCTCCGAAGTGGCTAGCCGTACAGCGGCCGGCCCCGAAGGGGCTCCCGTTGCTTGTGTGGCTTACGATTCCGACCCCGAGTAAATTCAAAATTTATAAGTTTTGAATTTGTTTTATACTTTTTTTTCGTTTTTAAACTCAAACTTATCAAAACAGTCCTGGTCGCAAAAATCTTTGACCTCGCCAGAGTATATGGATTTGTAAGAAAGATTGTAGACGTGTTTGTTACAGAAACTGCATGTAGTTATTGGTATAAAGGTTATCAAGGTTTTAAGTTTTTGAATTAACCCCGGAGCAAATTTCTCTCCTGGTATCAGCTGGTTGTTGTGTTTTCGTGCAATTTGGGGTTTAATACGAAGATAGACTCGTCCCTCTTCTGGTAGTATAGTTGTTAACTGTAGCTGAGTAAAGAACGACGTTTCAATTTCTTTTCTTATCTGTGCGATAAGCTTTCCTACTGAAACCACAAGCTCTTTTTTATTTACGGCAGACAAAAAGTACACCTCTGGTAGCAATAAATCTTTTTGCATATTCAATAAATTTTCAGGAGCATACAGCTTTTTTTTAGTGTTTTCTATATAACTCTGTTCGCCGTTGATAAGTTTACGATAGTACACCAAGACAAAACTCAGTTTTTTTGCAATCTCCTTTACGCTGTCACAGGGTTTGAAAGAATCGACTACTTTCGCGGCAAAAGAGTTCAGTTCTTTTACGCTGTAAATGCTATTTAATAAAATATCCTGGTTGATCATATCTATTGCAACTTTATAACCGGTTTTGATTCTGGATTCACTTTCTTTTGTCTGAAAAAGCAGTTTTAGCCGTTCAAACATCGTGAACGTCTCTGTTACAATGGACGCGTCTTGCATAATATAACCAATTAAATCCGGAACAAAAGTCCTAGAGTTTGTATATAGTTGTTTGTAAAAAAGTTTGTTGACTTTGTACCATGTTTTATTATTGTACTTGACTTCTATAGAAGTAGCAAAAACGTTGGATACATTTGAAACAACAAAACCTTTGATACCATAATCGTGTAACCATGTCGTATCAAAGATTTTGTTTTCTGGGAAACGTACAGGCTGTCTTTCCAGAAGCGAAGTTTCTTCTTCTCCTCCGACAACCGTTTGGAAAACCGTTTGTTCCTCTATTCTGATTTTTTTCACAGTTTTGACGCGAGGAGGAGGAAAAATATAGGTTGATTGTTTCTTGTTTGTACAAGTATAAAAATCTGAAAAGATTTGTGTAAACACGGGATTGTTCAACTCTTTATTGGTGATTCCCGCTGTTTTAGCAACCCGGCGTTGTAAAAACTGAAGAGTTTCGCTCTTTAGCTTTTTCATTTCAGGGGTGTCCAAATAAAAGTTATATAGTTCGGGGGCTAACAAACCCCGGTTGTCGTCTGCATATTCTTTTAAAAAATGAAGTGCTGCATACCACGGAATAAACATTCGTAGACTGTAAAACATCCTTATATTTTCAACATCTATTTCGGCCAAAATTGCGTTGGTTTGTATATCTTGTTCTTTTTCATCTCGCGATGTACTGTTCCATAAGACATCTTCCACCTTTTTACCAAAATTTTCTAAATCTATAGTATCAAGATCTATTTTTAGGTCAGATCGATCGTTTTTTCTTACGGTTTTTTGTCTTCTCCATTTTGTTTTTTTTACAAAATCGTCAATCACATATGTTAACACATTTTTGTCTACTACATTAAACACCGTCCATGGGTTGGAAAGATCAACAACTTGTTGTAAAGTTGTTTTAGTTGTTTCAGTTGTTAATTTTTTGACATTGTTTTTAGATTTTTTCTTGTCTCTCTTTTTTAAAAAGTTTAGAGCATCCATTTTCATAACTGATGATTATATGTTAAAATAGTTTTCATAACTGATCCTTTTTGCAAAACACAAATGTGTGTTTTGAAATATCATTTCAAAACAGTAAAAAAAATCCTTGTATATTAAAAATGGCTTGTACTGGTTCTAATAGTGCATCTGGATTTATCGATCTTGCTACTTTTGATGAAATTGAAAAATATCAATACGGTAGCACCCAAGCTTTTGCGTACTTTGTACGCGAAACGCGAAAATCAACATGGTTTACACAAGTCCCCGTTTTGCTTTCCCGTGCTTCGGGCAACGGAGGGTTTGGACAAGACTGGAGCGTGACGGTTTCCCGTCAAGGCGACTATTTACTGCATACCTGGTTACGTTTGCAAACACCAGAGATTAATCTTCTACAGAGCAACAAATATGGTGCTAACGGAAGGATTAGGTGGACTAGAAATTTTATGCATAATCTTATTAAAGAATGTAACATTTCTTTCAACGATCTTGTTGCGGAAAGATTTGACAACTATTTTCTTGATTTTTGGGCCGCGTTTACTGTTCGCGCTTCTCAAAGAACTGGTTATGACAATATGGTAGGAAATATTGAAAGTCTTACGTCTGAACATGCTGTTGGAGATCCAATTCCGTCCAAAATTCTCAATCTTCCTCTTCCGTTTTTCTTTACCAGGGACAGCGGTCTTGCTCTTCCTACTGCGGCTTTACCGTATAATGAAATTCGTATTTCTTTCTGTTTCCGAAACTGGTCTGAGCTTCTTATTCTTGACAATTCTGTTCCAGTCCTTGGAACCAACCCGATTAGTGTGCCCGCGGTTGGACAGGATATTACAGCGGCTCCCGAACTTACTAACATCCAGGTTTGGGCCAACTATGGTCTTGTGTCGAACGACGAACGTAAAAGAATGGCATGCGCTCCAAGAGATATGCTTATCGAACAAGTGCAAACTGCTCCTAGGCAAGTCTTTGCTCCTGCAACAAATCCAACCCCGAGCTATGACATCCGCTTCTCTCACTCTATTAAGGCCCTTTTCTTCGGTGTGCGCAATACAACTAGTCCTAATGTTTGGTCTAACTACACGTCTGCCGCAGAAGTTCCCGGGCCTCAGGTTCCGAACGTCAATCCCAGCGGCGCTTTTGATCCTATCTCAAAAACAACTCTTACTTACGAAAACACAACTCGTCTTGCAAGCATGGGTTCCGATTTCTTCTCTCTTGTTGATCCCTTTTATAAGTCTCCAGCTATTCCTTCTGTTACTGGATACCATATGTATTCTTACTCTCTGTCGTATTACGACATCGACCCTCTCGGATCTACTAACTATGGTAAGTTGAACAACGTCAGTATCAGCCCCGAAGCAAGTGCTGAAGCCAAGGTAGGCGCTGCTGGAAGCGGTATTCTAGGAAGTGGTCAGGATTATCCACAAACATATGAATTTATCATTCTAGGTTTGAATAACAATATTATCCGCGTCAGCGGCGGTGCGCTGGGTTTTCCTGTGTTGTGAGGGGGGTTTGGGTTTTTATTACTATTTTATTTACCGGTTTTTTTCAATACTATATTTCAGTATTGAAAAATTTACACTCTGAAATCTACAAACGTTTTCCAAATTCAAAATCGTTTCCTTTAAGAATTTTTACACTTTCTTTGTCTACTTCTATAACAAATTTTAGATCTTTACGGTCATAAATCCGAAGTTCAAATATATAATGCTCTGAAACACACATTGCTTTATATTTATTTTTTTCAACATCTTGATTATAAGTATAGACAGATTTTACTTCTATAATTTTGTTATTTTCTGGAATGTATATATCTGGGCTTCTTCGTTTAATAGAAAACCTTATATTTTTAAAAATCAGACGTTTATGTTATTAGGATACGAAGACAGAGCTATCGATGACATATTAAAAGAAGAAAATATCGATGTTATGTACGCTGGTGAATGTGAAGAAATTCCAGTTTTTGAATACTATATTGGCGGCAAAAAACATTTATATTACCGCTCTGAAAACCCTGATAATCCTTAATAGGTTCTATTAATTTTGGTGGATTATCCAGTTCTGTAACCGCCTCAGAGGAAGACGAGAGATAGAAAAGATTTATAACAAAAGTCCTTTCATTTTTATATTTTTAGCAGCATTGACATCTCTACCTGTAATAAGATTACATGTATTGCAGGTAAAAATCTCCTTACTTCCTACATATTGGTTGATATTTCCACAACTAGAGCACGTCTTGGTCGTAAAATGCTCTGGAACTAGATAAACTGGTTTTCCTAAAGTACCAGCTTTATATATCAATCTTTGCTTCAATATAAACATTTTTAGATCGTTGAAGCTCAAATTCAACGACTTGTTTTTTCCATTCTTGACGATATCGTGGTTTTTGATATCTCCAAGATAGACAACGTCGCTGTTCTCTAAAAGATCATTGATAAAGCTCCAATGTAGACAGTCTACCAGATTTTTCTTCTTTTTTTCTAGTTTGGTAAAATGCTTTTTACGAATATGGCTCAAAGATTTCAACAGCTTTATTTTACAATTGTATTTTTTAAGAAGATCTGACCTATGCTTATATTCTGTTATGATAGTTGAATCTTTATCATGTGTATGAACAGTAGCGAAAGTTCTTATACCAAGATCAATACCAGATATTCTAGTTAATTTACTTTTCCTAGATTCAACCTGAATGGGTATACAAATAAAATATTCTTTATCTCTCTTTAATAAATCTACATTGTGACTAATCTGGATATCCTTCAACTGTTTTTTATTATGGACAGATAGATAACACTCGTCTGCAAAAAATGTTGGATAAATCTTTATCTTGCAGTCTTTGATATACATTCCCGAGGGAGGTATCTCTATAGATTGATCTCTATCTGTCTTCTTTTTGAACTTCATATTGAAAAATTTTATATTTCCATTTTTCAGATTTGAAAAACCCGTCTTGTGTGCATCACAACATCGTTTAACTGCTGATGCTCTAATTTCTTTAGGTGTAGTTGTTTCAAAATTTTGAATTAGTGGATTTTTCTCATATTGGAAATTTTTCATTAGATCTCGTCTTTGTTTTTGAAGTAATTTTATTTCATCGTCAATTAACTTTTTGTTTACAGCTGTTTTCTTCTGACTTTTTAAGATATTTATTTTATCATCAAAACCTTGATACTCGGGTGATCTTTTCTTGGTTTTCTCCGTCACTAATAAATCTCTCAAGGACTGGAAATTTGCTTTGTGACCTTTCTTGATATAACAGACCGTCTTATTATAGACATATCTTGATGTATTGATAAACCCATCAATTATCTTCTTCTGGTTCTGTGTTGGGTAGACTTTTATCTTCAGTGTTTTTAGCTTTGCAGTTGCAATAGCTTCTTTTTCCCATTTGTCTACAAGAGAATACATGAATGATTGAGAGAAGGTCTTCTGCGAGTTCCTGTTCTGAAGTCTTGTTGTCTGAACTGTCAAGAACTGTGATTTGTCCTCCTGCTTTAGAGACCAGCTGTTCGATAAGTTCGAAGCCAAACCTACACAGTCTGTCTCTGTGGGCAATAACAACTTCTCCGATAGTTCCTTGTAAGCAGGAGTCCAGAATGGTCGAAAGACCTTTTCTCTTAAAGTTGATTCCTGAAGAAATATCTGCAATAACTGTATATGCAAAATACTCGGGTCTTTTGAGATACTCAAGTTGTCTAGAAAGGTCATCCATTTGCTTTTTGGTAGAGACCCTAGCATAGATGAAATTCTGTTTCTGAATAGCCGATTTTTCTTCAAAAGGAAGACTGTTACTACACAGTGCTTGAATACTGTGTATATTGATTTTTCTTTGTCCGGTAGGTGTTCTGTAGCATACGATAGACGAGTTGTCAGCCATCTTCCTAATTGTTTGAGGATCGAGGCCTGCGAGTCTAGCAGCTTCTCCAACTGAGATAAAAGTTTTTTGTTTGACATTCATAATATTGTTTATAAGTATTTACATATTAACCTGTTATCTTTAAGTCGTTTTTTTTATATATTAATAATATTTATATAAATATATAAATATTTTTTGTAACAGTTGATGCCCATTTATATCCATATCTTTCGAGACATGTTGTTTCCGTCTTAGCACGAACCTCTGGGTGCTGTTGTGGATATTCGACACCCAGATTCTTAACATGGATGTCTTTTATCCGTTCTTTAATTTCTTCAGACTGAAACGGATTAGAAACGCCATATTTTTCCATATTTGTTTTACACGTTCTAGACACTTTACATTTTCCACAACGTTTTCCGACTACAAAATCGTGATACACTATTTCTGCATCATTTCCACACACACATGTGTATTTTAGTTTGCATTTGTTGTTTACATACTCTTCTGTTTTAGTAAGCAGAACACATTGACCATCTATAAACGTTTTACACAGCGTATCATATGGTACTTTATTCTTGTCGTTTTGGCATTTTGGACATTTAGTTGTTCGAGTACTTTTCTTAAGATTTTTCCAACCAGTAGAAGAAGTATTTCCGCAACTACATCTATAGTCTACTTTTCTGTCACCGTGATCAATATAAGAAAAAGAGATCAGAGTAAAGTTTAACTCTTCTAGTCTGGCTCTAATCTCTTTCTCGTGTACGTGAAGATTTTGACATGTTTGACATAGACTGTAAAGACTGTCCATTAAACTTGGTTTGGTCTTATTGTTAAACGATGTCGCGGCAAGGTCGTTAGTATGACCTTCTGCGCATTTGTATACGACTCGTTTGTTGGTAAGAAATTGTTCTTTTGAAACAAGAAGTTCCAAATTAAAAATTGAAAGTTTAGCAACAATATTGTTATAAAGACACATGTTTAATTTTTAAAGCTAAACCCAACTATTTTTAACCAAGAATACCATTAAGCACCATTGAATACAACGATTTCGAGTTATTGTAATAAGTTATGTTTAATTGATAAAGTTCCTCGTCTCTTGTTGGTACTAAAGACAGCCTTACAAACAACTTCCAATTTTCTGTTTCTTTAATTATCGTTCTCTTACTACTTGTAGACGGGAACATTTCTGTTACTAAATTATATAAATCAACAAATGTTCCCGTTATGAACTGGTCTGTGATAACATAATACTCCATAGTAGAATTGGTTATATTCATTTTCGTTCCGGAACCACTAACTTCGTAAGTTTTTGAATTAACACTTCTAATTTGTAAACCTTCACCACTAGGAATAGTTTGTATTTTAAATTTTGTGTTTTCTCCTCTCGTAATCGAAAACGGATAATATGCAAAATTTGTTGACGTTTTGCACACCACTGGAAAACTGTTTGAACGTACAGTTAAAAAGGGGTCTGCTGTATCAAGATTTAATAGTGGAAAAGCAGCAGTTCCCGCTAAATCTCCTGTTAATTGAACAACCCCTTTAGTAGTTGTTGTTGCATCAACAACACCAGGTCCTGTAGGTCCTAAAAGTCCGGTTGGTCCTGTGCTTCCAGCTGCGCCTGCAAGTCCGGTTGGTCCTGTGCTTCCAGCTGCGCCTGCAAGTCCAGTTGATCCTGTAGGTCCTAAAAGTCCAGTTGGTCCTGTAGGTCCTAAAAGTCCAGTTGATCCTGTAGGTCCTAAAAGTCCAGTTGGTCCTGTGCTTCCAGCTGCGCCTGCAAGTCCAGTTGGTCCTGTGCTTCCAGCTGCGCCTGCAAGTCCAGTTGGTCCTGTGCTTCCAGCTGCGCCTGCAAGTCCAGTTGGTCCTGTAGGTCCTAAAAGTCCAGTTGGTCCTGTGCTTCCAGCTGCGCCTGCAAGTCCAGTTGATCCTGTAGGTCCTAAAAGTCCAGTTGGTCCTGTGCTTCCAGCTGCGCCTGCAAGTCCAGTTGGTCCTGTAGGTCCTAAAAGTCCAGTTGGTCCTGTGCTTCCAGCTGCGCCTGCAAGTCCGGTTGATCCTGTAGGTCCTAAAAGTCCAGTTGGTCCTGTGGTTCCAGCTGCGCCTGCAAGTCCGGTTGATCCTGTAGGTCCTGTAGCCCCTGTGAAAGCTGCACTTCCGGGCACACCGGTTGGGCCTGTATATCCTGTACTTCCCGCTGGTCCTGTGCTTCCAGTTGGTCCTGTACCTCCTGCACCCAAAGCCTCACCAAATGTCCATTGATTATTTGTAGAATTATATACTAATGTCTGCCCAGGGCTAGGATCACCAGACTGAATAGGAATATTGCCAATTGTTAATGTGGTTTTTTTTTCTGTATTAATTATGTAAGACATTTTTAATAAAACTTTTATAGTTATATTTTTTTATTTGTTCAGAGCTCTCATAAGACAAGCGCGGAGCGCCGTCGTTTAAAGAAGACTACATCCTTGAATATATCCACGTTTAGTCTCGTTTTATTCACTAAAGTTTCAATAAATTATTGCATCGTATATTTTAAAATTTCTAATGATGTTCATTAGAAAAATAAAGTATATATTATATATACTTTATTTATGAAACATTTTATCAACTAATAGTTTGAATGTTAGAACAAACTGTTGTAGTTTTATAATGTCATATCTGTAGTATATTTTACAGTGTGTTTTTGCATAGTCGACACATTTTAAATTCTTGCTCTTTATTGCTTTCAAGCAAGTTTTTGGTGTTATAGGAGACCCCTTTTCAAAAGCAAACATCAAACAGTCAAACTGTCCGTTTTTTGCAGCATAATCACATGTTTTTGGACTCATGATACACCCGTTTTCGTAAGCGTAAATTAAAGCATATATGTTTCCTGTCATCGCGGCTAGATCACAAACCTTTGATGTCATTGGACATCCTTGAGTATATGCATAAGTTAGACAATCTATGTGTTTTCCAATTGTGGCATATTCGCATGTTTTTTCGTTCCAAGGATACCATTTTTCACGAAGAAAAATCAAACAGTCCAGGTGTCCATTTAGGGCTGCATACGCACATGCGTCAGCATCTATTACGTTTTTGTCTCTGTTGTGAAGATAAATCAAAAAGTTTAACCTGCCATATTTTGCAGCTTCTATGGCTACAGTATTAGTTATGGGGCATTTGTTATCGATTAGAAATTTAAAACAATTAAAGTTATTTTGCTGCACCGATTTAATACATGCTCTCTCTGTTAGGGTATATTTTAAGAGATATAATTGTTCTAAGCATTTTAAATGTCCGACAGACGCTGCATGTATACATATTAGTTGTTGTATTTGTGTGTTTTTGTATTTTAAGTTGCGTAAAAGCACAGTGCAACAACTTGGAACGGACTTGTTAAATATATTTTTTGTAAGCCTCCAGATGTTATCGATAATATTGTCGTTAACTTTCTGCATATTTACACAGTTAATATTTTTTTGTTTACATTTCAATATTTTTAAAATACAAGTTCGAGAAGTTATAAATCAAAGACCCGTTTTTGAAAGACAATAACTTCATAGAGGTCGATCACATCTGTTTCATTTTTGTTTGGGTTTTCTATTTTCATTTTTGTAAACAAGTCTGGGTTTTTTTTTACACCCTCTTTCAACACGGGTGTAAACCTAGTTCTTTCCACGAAATCAAAAGACTTTTCCTCTAGTATATTTTTCAGCTTCACATAATCCACAAAATATTCAATACATTCGTCAACAGAACCTACTAAAGAAAAACTGTAACTTTTCCACGACGCCGAGTTTTCAGATTTTGGGTTAACATCTGTTATACGGTATAGAGAGTTGTGAGATCGGTGTTTCAAAATCCGGTTTATTATGATATTTTTCCGAGGCACTGTAATAATAAAGAACCCTCCCGGTTTTAAATTTAAGTCTACATTGGAAATGGCCGTTTTCAATGATAAATCGTCAAAAAAAGCATAATGAAAGCTAAACTGAGATGTTATAACATCAAACTGGTTTAGTGTTGAAAAACACCCTCGAAACAATAATCTATCATTGTACGCATCTGCTAAGCAAAACTGTGTGACAAAATTTATTTTGAGCTTGTTTGCTCTATTTTTTGCCTCTTTTATAGATTTTTCAGATACGTCAACCCCTACATATTTTTTTATTTTTAATTTTTGATATTTGTGTAAATCTCCTCCCTTTCCGCACCCTAAATCTAAAACCACGTCGTTTTTTTTAACATACTTGTTTAAGATACAAGTTTTAATAAAATTGTTGATACGACGTAAATTGGTTGTTGCGTCTTTTTCTTCTGTATACAGATGTTGATTTAATACGACATCGTCGTAATGAGCAGCAATACGTTCTTGATCTATTTTTTTTCGTTGATAATTCAATTTGAGCAAGCTATTCATGTGGTTTTTAAATCTTTAGAGATTTAAAAATATATCTTGCAGCTCAGAATAATCTTCATTTTCAACAAGTTCTAACGCATCTAATTTTGTTTTAACAGCAGACGATCTTCCAGACGTCATAATTCCGTATTCAACTAACTTTTCGTGATGCACAACAAACTCTCCTTCGTGTGTTGTTAGTTCTAGAAAATACTCTAGGCGCAAAGCGCCGCCGCCGAAGGCGGCTAAAGCTGATGTCATAGTTAGAATAGAACTTTTGATGAACGCTCTTAAAAAAGTCTACAAGAGACAGTTTGTCACCTGTCTCGATTAAGATTTGGATAAATTGTTGATGAATAGACATTACAGTTTTAGTACAAACATAGATGTTAAAAATAAAAATCAAAATTTTTCAAAAATATATATCTTTGAGAAATGTCCATCTACTTCTTTTTCACCACTACATCTGGTCTGGTCTTTTTTCCGATTTCAACCACCTTCGGGTATAGCTTCAGTCTATCTCGCTTTATATCTAGCTCGTCAAAGATGCTCTTGAAAGTTATAGATTTAGTACACATATTCTTTTTTAAAATACTCTTCCAGCTTCTGAATTATTTCCGCGTCGGTGTTTGCTTCTATTCTCACCGTCGGTTGTCCTGCCGTCTTTATTTTCACTGATTTCAGACATCTGTTCTGTATGTATCCAAAAATTTAACTCTTCTATGAGTTGAATTTTATAATTATGTGATGCAGCCATTTATACTTGATAATATTTTATAGTACAAAAGTTATTGTTACATTATAAAATGACTAGTAAGTGGTGTTTGATGCCTGAAAATATTAATAAACCCTACTTAGTGCCCATGAGTGAAAGATCAAGTTTAGCAGTGTCTTCGGCAATGGAAGAATCAAACATGAATAAAATGAAAAATTCTACGGCATATCAATATTTGTTGAATAAAAAAGATGAAATGCAATCTGTGATTGATAAAATTGCATTTGGAGGTATGTCACTGTGGTTTCTGTTGCTTGCCATCTTAATATGTATCCTCCTTTTTTCCTCAATCGGAAAAAGTAAATAATTGAAATTTTCTATAAATAAAAATTACAAAATTTTAAACAGTATGAACACGTTTGTCATAAAAGATAGCGTTATTATAGAGCCACAATATCTGGATCACAATTTACACATATATCTAGAAAAAAAGGTTAAAGACTCTTTTATAGGAAAATGTTTAAAAAAATACGGGTATATCGTAGACGTTATTGAAATTTTAAAATCTAAATCTAGAATAACTTCTTCAGACAGTACCATTGTGTGGGATTTGGAGTTTAAAATAAAAAGTTTGTTTCCAGAAGTTGGTAAAAAATATAAAACGTTTTCTTTTATTAACACGTTTGTTTTTGAAAAGTTTAAAAGTTCGCTCTTTAACTTGTATGAAATAAACAATAATAATACTGTAACTTCCATACAAATTTTTGTCATGAATGGAAATAAAGATAAAGACAAACTCTCTTTCCCGGGTTGTGATTGTGTCGTTGATTGTAGTAACGTGAACTCTCCGTCAGAAATTGATGTCGTCGTCGACCATGTAGTGTATAAAAACGGGCAGTTTTATATCACAGGCAAACATGTTCATTAAATTCAAAACTTTAAAAGTTTTGAATAAAAATTTAGATACAACTTTTTAATATTTCTTCTGTGATAGTTTTTACGTCTCTCGCGCCGTTTACTCTTTGCACTTGTATACCTGAAGAAAACTTCGGATTGTACATAATGTTGTATTCGTCATTAAGTTGTTGCAAGTATGTTGTTTCTATATCTTTTTCACACTGTCTGTCTCGTTTTTGTTTTCTCTGGAAACAAACATCTACGGGGGTGTAAACATAAAACACTCTGTCTGGGTTCCAAAAGTTTTGGTTGAATATGCTAGCAAACGTGTTGATTTCTTCTAACGTTAGATGTCCATTTCGAACACCGTTTTTGACAAACAAAAGCGAAGAAAGAGGAGACCTCTCAACAAAAATAAAAGGCTCTGAAACATATGCACACATCTCATCATATTGATGTTTCATTGACACAGTAATTGTTACTTGTAATGTAAACATCCATCTTTTTGGATCTTCATAAAAAAGATTTAAAACAGGCATCCATTCTTCCAAATTTTCTTTGAAAACTTTATATCCTCTATTTTTGAGTTCGTCTAGAATAGTGCTTTTTCCGGAACCGATGTTTCCGTCTATGCAAAAAATCTTGGGTGTGTTTTTGGTGTTGCATGTAGAAATATTTTTTTGTATTTTATCAAACAAAGGGTTGTAAACCTGTAGTTGATGCTCGTTCTCATTAAAACTTAAAAACGACATTTATTACATTTTAATATATTTGAAACAGATTAATTCAAATTTTTACGTTTTGAGCACCAATTATAGTCGACACACGTCTTTCTGAAATTGTATGGTCTCCTTGAAACTTGCCCCTCAAAACATCTCCCGGAAAAGCTCCTATATATTGTACCAGCACATCATTACTACAAAAAACAGGAATTTTATCATTGATATCTTCACAAAATACTACATTATCAGGATCGTCTTTATCTTCAAACAGGGTTTCATATAGATCAAATCGTAGACGATCTGAGTCAAAAACTTCTATGATATGTATTCTTACGGCGTTATTGACAGAGTTTTCGATATTTGTTTTTACATCCGATGTCAAACTAATTTGAGAATCGTAAACAATAATGGTATTATAGTTTTTTTGCGATGCTATAACGAGAAGCTGTTTATATATATTAATAGTGAGTTTTTCACTATTAATGTTATGCTTTGTTATAAAAAAAACTATCGTATTGTTGTTTCTGTTTTTGTTTTTTTTAAAACAGGGAATAGGTTCCGCGATATAAAACTCGGGTGAAATAGATTTGCTGTCGATTTTTTGTGTATTTGCGGGAACATTATACCCTCTACGAGTTAACATTAGAGAAGTGAAGTGTTTGATTCTTTCATCCATTCTTTATTTTGTGTATGTACACTTTTTTAAAAAATCATTTTTTAGTTTTTATTACAAAATACACAGTTAGCATTGTTATCACGATCACCGTTATTGTGGATATTTGATACTTGTATTTTTCCAGAGTTTTAATAAGCAAATCCCAAAAATTATCAGGCGATGGTGGTGGCTTTGGCGGTTGTGGACCAAAATTGCATACTATATCGTTTTTTATATCATCTATATCAACATGTTCAGCGTTTGCAACGTCTATAATTATTTGGCATATGTTTGTTGGACATGTTGGTTTACGTAAATCTGAAGGTACAAAATATTTTAAGTTATCTGCACAAGGTAAAAACCAACATCCATCGCTATAAGAGTGTAAACCTTTGAGTTTGTTATATGTGGTGCTGTTAGATCTTAATACGCAATCACAATCTTGTGTATTGTGTCTGATACAATAAGATTGCATATATGCATCTTGTAACTGTGGAGAAAGTGTTTCGTACCAAAGTCTACACGCGTCACTTCCAGAATCAACAGATTTGATACGACTACATTCTTTAAGACCGTTTGGACATGTTGTTACCGGCTCAAAACACATTTTTTCTTGGATTTCGTTGTTTACTCCAAATTTTTCCGTAAAGTTTGCCGCTTGAGCAAAAGTATCGATTTTTTCTATATCGTAAATACATTTTATATTTCGAGGTACACCGTCCCATGTAACATGCAGTAGAGGGTCATCATTTTTAGAACTTTTTCCTATATCACACATGCTATAAGCCGGAGCCTCGCAAACTGGTTGACTAGTACAAAAACCCCCGCAACATGCTTCATCTCTGACATACGGATCTTGTATACCGTCATCTCTAACCCTGCATTCAGCTCTTGCTGTCCAAGCACTACATGATAAACATAGACAATCCTCGGCAGCTGCATTGTATTGAGCTGGTGGGAACGGAGGTTGTGTTCTCCTTCCTATCACTTGATTTTGTAAAGAACCCATTTTGTTTCTAATATATTAAAAATAGTCGCTTAAGATAGATGATATTGTACATTGATATTGAACAAATATTATACATTTTAATGTGGACGGTGCTAAGACAGATGTCAAAGTAGTAGGGGTTTTATGGATCCTTGGTTTTGTGGAAGAGACGTGTGTGAAATTTTAGAGTATAAAGATATGAAAAAAGCTCTACAAGAACACGTACAACAGAAAAATAAAAAATAACTGAAAGAATTGAGCGAAAAATGGGGGGACGAAACACCCCCCCCATTTTATTCTAGGGTCAGAAAACCTTTCTATAAAATTTCCTCAATGTCAAATCGTATACATCAACGAACCCGGATTATATGCTCTAATCCTAAGAAGTAAAGCTCTTTTAAAATATAGATTTTTAATTCATAATTATCAATTATGAATGGCAACACCTTTGGTGTTGCCGCCAAAAGGCGGCAAAAAATTGATTTTCATTATCAAAATCTATGACATTCTTAAAATGTTTCAGATAACAGAGTCAACAAATGTTGTACATTTTAATGTGGAGGGTGCTAAGAAGACAGATGTCAAAGTAGTAGGAACTTTCGAAGAACCTTGGTTTTGTGGGAGAGATGTGTGTGAAATTCTAGAATATAAAGATATAAAACAAGCTCTACAAATAAATGTTCAACAGAAAAGTAAAAAAACACTAAAGGAATTAAGCGAAGAGGTGGGTGTACCGCGTACACCCACCTCCGTCTTAGGTTCAGTTAACTTCAAAAACATGTCGTACAACGATGGGAAAACCGTATACATCAACGAGCCAGGTTTATATGCTTTAATCTTAAGAAGTAAGGCTCCTTTAGCTAACCAGTTTCAAGATTTTATATGCGGTGTCGTACTTCCTTCAATAAGAAAATATGGACAATATATCCATTCACAGCAGTTAGCTCTTGAATTCGAAGAGAAGTTAATGTTGAAAGATAAACAACACCAAGAAGAAGCAAAACAACGACAAGAGGCAGAACAAGCTCTTATTCAGGTAAGAGCAGAAGCCGAATTTCAAAGCCGATATACAAATAAACTAAAAAACATGATCACTGTCATGAAATCCAGACAGAAAGACCAAATTATATATATCGCT